CCTTAAAACAGATAACTTCGGAATAAACTGTGTTTTATATAAACGCAAATATTCCCGTTGCTTTTCGGGTGAAAGCTTTAAGAATTGTGTTTTTGAGATTTTCGGGATTTCGGGTTCTGCAAGTTTATATTTTGAAAAGTCCATTATTTCATTAAATCTTCAAAGGCTTTTATTCGTTCTTCCTGTGTTTCTAATTTTGTTGTCAATTCGCCCGAAAGGTTTATTTTCTGCCCTTCCAGAGTTTCCCTAATTTCACGCATAACGGCAACGGAAGAACTATCGCCCCTAGCAATAATCTTTTTCATTGCTTCATTGACTAATTCTGCACCGCTTATTTTTTTTGTGCCTTCTGCAACTTTTACAGAATATTCTCTTTCAAGAAACTCTGCGTAAATCTGCGACATAAGTTTTTTCTTTGCGTTATTTTCTTTTCGTTTTTCTGCCCCTTTGCGTTGCATAGCACGGGCTTCTTCACTTGTTGGAGTTCTTAAATTCTGTTCGTTCATTTATTCCCCCTTTTTCGTGTTATGTTCGTGTTATTGCACTATATCAAGGTGATTATTCATATACCATTCGGCAACATCTTTATAACTCTTTGTCTTTATACGCTGATACATTACATTTGTCTGTTCTACAGTTTTAAGACAAGAACCGCTATAAACAACATTCATTCCTTCGGTAATTTCCATTTCTCTTTTGCCTTTTATAGAATTAAGATTGAATGTGCTTACTTTGAAACCTTCCAAACCTTCACAACCGCAACAGGTTAAACTATCGCCCATAGTTCTTAATCTGTTTTCACCAGATAAAAATACAAGCCCGTTTTTATGGCATTCTTCTTTGAGTTGTTGCCAATATGGAATTAAATAATTTTTTTCATAGACATTATCGCCATAGAACTTTACTGTGTGCGGTTTCTTTTGTCCATATTTCATACTTTCAAAAATAACCCCGTAAACCCCCGCTTTTTTATATCTGGGTAGATTTTTTATAATATCGGCTTGAACTTGCGGAACCCAAGGTTGACATCTAACAATAGTTCTTTTTGCGACCTTCCCCATTACTTCGATAGCTTTTAATCGCTCTTCAAAAGTTGGTGCCCCCTTTTCCCATTCGTCAAACTTTGAGCAAACCATACTTTCTTGAAATACGAAATTACAATCTTTCAAAACATCAAGATATTCTTTTGTTGCTTGAAGTGTGTTTTTTGTTGAGATTATGAACGGGTATTTTGTTTCTGCTAAAATCTTCAAACATTCCAGCGTTCTTTTGTGTATCTTTTCGCAAGGTTGAAACGGATCTGACATTCCCCCGATATGCAACGGAATATTCCAATCGCACCACTTTGTTTCTAGTGTTCTTTTCCCGTTGATAAAATCCCGTAATTGTTGCGGGCTTTCGTTTAATTCGATTTTACTAATATCTTTTTTTCTGTTTACAAAACAATAAGAACAGGCGTGCGAACAACCGACATAGGTATCAAACCTTACAGGCACATCGCATAATATACATTGACTTCCACATCTAGGCATTATATTTCCCCCTTTTCTATTTTCTTCATAACATCTTTTTCAATGTTTCTTCTGCCATAGGCTTCAAGCCTTTCTTTGTATTCTGTCGGGAAGGTAAGCGACAATTGAAAATTATCTGTCATACCCCCCCCCATACCTGTTTCGTCTTTATAATTCAAATCAAGCGGTTCTTCTGAAAAGTCAATAGTCCCAAACGGCAATAAAACTTCGTCAAAGTTGAGTTCCAAATCTTCGGCAAACTCCAAAACAGATTCTTTCGTCATACGACCATATTGAGAATTCAATCTTAATAACTTTTGTTTTGCTTCCGTCTTATTCTTGCATTGGATATAGACAACGGGTAAAGGCGGGATAATATAGCCGTCTTTCTGCATTTTGCATAAGGTTGCAAATCTGCCGTGTCCGTCTATTAAATAATTTTTGTTTCCGTTCTTCCAGATAAAGAAGGGGAAAGAAAAACCGAACTTGCAGATTGACAGTTTTATTTTGTCATAATCTATATCGGTTCTTTCTTTCAGTCCGCCCTGCAATTCTGTCATTTCTGCAATTTCTAGCCTGTCTTGTGTTTCACATTTTATTGATATAGTTTTAATCTGTTTCACTATTTGCCCCCATTGAGCATATTTTAACACGGCTTTCTATTGTTTGCAATAGTTTTCTAAAAAAGGGTATTTTCCAAGCGATAACCAATCCGCCTGTATTCGTCATAAACCTTGCCCCATATTATTTCGCATTGTTTTCTTTCTTCGGGCAGATAACAAGCCATTGTGTATAATTGGTCTTGAAGGTCTAAACTATACGGGCAACCTTTACACCCTGTGCGTTTGAAATTAAAAGGCGGGTAATATAATTCACATAATTGGATTTTTCTTTCTGCGATATACCAATCTATAAAACTTTCTTCAACAGGAAGAAGCGGGTGAAACTTTTTAAGGCTTCCTTCGTCAAATATTGCACAGGTGGTGTGGGACCGTCTTAAACCGCCTTCTTCTTTTCTCATACCCGTTATTTTAATCGGTCTTTTGTTTTCTTCTGCCCATTTGTCCGCAACATTCTTTTTTAACAATCTGCAACATTTATCTGAAACTTTTATTTTGAACTCTGGTGTAAAATTGTATTTTAAATTTTCGGGGCAAAGAAAGGTTTTCTTTTCGCCTTTCCCTAGATAATTCAAAACAGTTTTCCCCATTCCGCTATGCTGATAATAACTTATTTTTTGTGAATGTTCTTTTGACTTGAACGGATAGCCGACTTCTTCTAACATAGTTTTGATATTCTGTTTTGAAAAGATAATCAGAACACGGCAATCTCTCTCTCTCTCTCTCTCTACAAATTGCACAATACTTTTATATTCAATTCCTGTATTCAAATATACACGGGGTATTTTATTATTCGGTAAGGCTTCGTCAAACAGATAGTGCAGAACCGTTGAATCCTTCCCGCCCGAAAAACTGATATATGCGTTATTTTCAAGGTCGTATAATTCATTCATTGATTTTATTTTTTGAATCCTGTCTGCAAGTAAAAACTCATTTTCTGTCATTCTTTCCCCCTAAAACTCGAAATTAAACTCCTGTTGTTCATATCTTTTTTTCGGGTGAGAACAGGCAATACACCCAGCGTGTTTTTCCCAATCATAACGAACAAACCACTTGCACCGATTTTTCCCGCCCCCGTCATAACATCTATCATTCTGTAAATCCCGAACTCCAAACGGGCAAGGTGTATATTTTACATCATCATAACAGTCCGTCTGCGGATTGTATTTTCTTGATTGCTCTATCGGAATAAATGTCATTATTCGCCCCCAAGCCTTTTATATTCTGCCGTTATTTTATCGGCTAGTTTTCCAAGCCCCGCAACCCCGTACATCTTTTTATATTCATAAATCAGAATGTCGGCTATAACTTCTAAATGATTGCCATAAGAACTACCGCAATCAATTTTATAGTTATGTTCCAAAGAGCAGGCATATTCCCCATTTTTCGTATGGTCGATAACCCACGATCCATATTTTTTTCGATACATTTCTTTATTCGGTATTCTATGGCTATATTGAGCAAAAGACTGTTGAAGCGGTTTGCCACAAATAAAACAAACACCGCCACATCTTTCAAGAGCTTCTTTACGCTGATTGATTTGTTTTTCTGTTAACATTTCCTGCCCCCATAAAACTTCAAATACATAATTTCAAGCCCCATTTTTTCGGCTTCTGCCTTTTCCATTTTTGCACCCTTGCTTTCTTCCCAACCTTCTAGTAACGCAATATGGGTACAGGTTTTCAAGGCTTCCAAATCCCGAATCATAAAGTCCTGCCATTCGGCTTTCGGGTTTATCTTCAAAACTTCTTCCCCGATTTTCACAGGGTTTATTACATCAAATCCGCTTGTCTTGTAGAATGTTTCTGCCCGTTCAAACTGTCTGGTATAAACTTCTTTATCAAGCCCCGTAATTTTTCCCGATAGATAGATTTTCATTTTTGCCCCCTATTGCTTTTATCTTAACACCTTTTTTAATTTTTATCAATGTTTATTTCTTTCATTTTTTCAAGTTCTGCCCGAATTCTGTCTATAATGGCAGGGTCTTTCTGATAATACCCATAGCACCAATGAATGAACTTGTGCGTTAAATTATTAAAGCATACAAAGTTTTTTTCGTCTAATTCTGCATATCTTGTTTCATCAAGAAGAAGGTGGTGAAGTTGCCAACCCTTGCGAAGGGGCTTTTGTGTTATGCGATCCACCTTCCCAGACTGTGAAAACATCAGCTTGCGAAAATTCTTCCATTCCTTTGTCTGACGAAACTTCTTTTTTGCTTTCTGTGTTTCGTTCATTCTTCCCACCTGTTTCCGTTGTCGCAGGAATGACAAGGTTCTTTTCCAGAAGTAATTTTGTTTTTGTGCTTACAGTTAGAACAAAGATTTTCTGCTTCAATGTTTAATTCAAAATTACTAGGATAAAACCAACAACAGTTTTTGCAGACACCTTCAATGTATTCGTCTTTTTCTTTGTCATAATGCCCCATATCATAGCCCTTGTTTTTTTTGTAAACCTTACATTGTTTGCAGGGGTCTATTACAAGCGGAATGTCGTTTATATACCCTTCATAAGATTTCAACTGTTCTTTAAGTTCTTTCTTTGCCATTTCTTTCCTTCTTCCCTTTTCGGACAATAAATACAAGAATAATCAATCCCGTCTTTACATCTGCGACAGGGTGAAAACAACCACGCTATTTTGTCTTTTAAACGAAACTTTACTTTCATTCTATTCAATCTCCTTTGACAACAAATCTTTAAGCACTTTATCGACAGTATGCTCAAAATAATCTGTCCAAGCACTGTCTGTTCTGTCATAGTCTTTCAAAGCATTTGCCATTGTTCTGACACCTTTTATATAGGCAGTTTTATACTTTCCTTCGTGTTCCTTTTGACATTCATGGTAGCCGTCATCAAAACCTGTGAAATAATTTATTTCTTTTTGTTTATCTCGTCTTTCTCTCCAAGATTTATTTCTACATTCTACATATTCTGCCATCTGTCCTGTCATATCTATTCAATCTCCTTTATTTGTTCTTGCTCCCATTTCATCATTTCTTGTAAACTTGGAAAATACAAATCTATTGTACGAGTATGAATTGCTGATACACTATGACTATAGTGATATGTGCCAAAAGCACAAAAGAACAATCTGTACATTTCTATTCAATCTCCTTTGGGAAGTCTACATATTTCCAAGCCTTTACCTTCTTTAACCTTTCAAGTGTTCTAGGCTCAATCCAAACTTCCCCATTCCAAAAACAAAGCATTATATTGGGCAAATAATCAACATTTACAAGACAGGATTTGTGCGTTATATCTGGAACTCCGTCATAGTGCCATTCGTGTTCCTTCTGACATTCGTGATAACCGTCTAGGAATGTCTTTTTGAAATATTTTGGAAAATAGTGCAGATGTTCTACAAACTCCAATTCTTCTTCTGTGCTTTGATGTTTGTATTGTTCTGCCTTCCATTCAATAAATGCCTGTTCTTCTGTCATATTCTCTTACTCCTTGTAAAAATGTGCAAAAACTATTTCCAAATATCCTAACCAAATCGTAAAAGAAAAACACTTGTCCCCATTTTTCTTTCTTCCACCATTATCAAATATCTTGAATTGACGTGGAAAATATGGAATATTTTTATTCCAGAAAATACGAACAATTCTATTTCTCCAAGATTTATTAAATATCTCTTTTTGATATTTTTCTTCTGTCATAATTACTCCTTTATCTTTTTATAGTGTAAACATTTTAATTTTGGGTATCGTGGCACTAACAGTTTTCCACTTCTTTTACAGGCAAGTGTTGTTTTTAGTTCAACTGCATAAACACAAGTAATACATTGTACTTTAGGTATTTTTAGGCGTTCTAATCGTTCGAGTGCAGTCATATTCTCTTACTCCTTTATTTTAGTTTCTGCCTTAAAAGTAAAATAACAGGTTTTCTTATTTTACTTTTTTCAAGAATTGCTCTGCTTCTACGACTGCTTCACATTTATCGTAGTCGTTTATTTCTTCATAACTTGTTACTTCTTCAATCAAAGACTTAATAAGTTCCTTTGCCTGTGCGAGTTGGTCTGATAATTTTGTATAAATTGCCATTCGCTCTATGTTTTTCAGTTCTGCATTTTCCTTTTCAAGTTCTGCAATCTGTGTTTTTCTTGGCTCGACAATTTTGTTACATAATTCTTCTACTTCATCAATAGTCAACTTCTGACAAATATCATCTTTCAATTCAACACGAAATTTGGTTCTCCACCAATCTACAATTTCTTGTTTCAATTCGTCTGCTTTACTCATTTTCTTTCAACTCCCATAACTGATATTTTGCTCTTTTACCATTTCCTACATCACAATAATCTTCTTTTTCTTCATTCCAATTATGAAAAGTTCTGTTTCCGTCTGTATCTATACTGATAGAACTTCCACCACAATATCCATATTTACAGTTTTGACACCTTTTCATTTTCTCTATCTGTTGTTCAAGGCTCTTAATGTAATCTTCTGCGTGCAGATGTAATTCAACTTCTTCTGCGTGTCTGTCTTTTAAGTCTTGAAGTTCCTGTTCAAGTTCTGCAACCCTGCTTTGCAACATTCCGATTTCTTCTTGGTCGTGAAGTTTAAGTGTTTCATAGGCAACTTCGTCATTCTCGATAGTCTGTGCAAGTGTTTCTTTGAGTTCCTTAATTTCTACATCTTTGCCTTCAAGAACATAGTCAAAGTTTGCTTTAAGGTCTGCTATCTTTTCTTCTGGTGTCATTCTTCACCCCCTGCCAATTGGTCCGTTGTAAGCTTTATTATAAAGTCAACATCTTGCCTTGCCAATCGGCTGTTCTTTTCCGTTTCTTCTATTTCCACCTTCAAGGCAGAAACCCGTTTTTCTAATTCTGCGATTCTTACAGAATTAACCATAACAAAAGAAAGTGCCAGAAGTAAAACCCCTAGCACGATCCCGATTAAACACCTGTCAATCATTCTTCCCCGTCCTGTAAATGCTTTTCTTCAAGATAAGCTTCTTCTCTTGTCATATTCTGCCCCCTTAATATAAGGCGGGTTTCCCCGCCCCCTGTTTTATGCTACTACAAGCATTTTGCTTTCTGCTTCTTCAATGTTTCTGCTTTCAAAGAAGTCAACCTTGCCAACCTTCAAAAAGATAACCGAGTAAATAACCCCGTGTCTATCTTTTCCGCTGATTAAAATTGCATTTTCTGTTTCTTCCAGAACCTTTGCGTATCGTGGTAAACAAATAAGGCTCTTTTCTGTTGCCTTTCTAACCAATCCGAAAACCTTTGTTTCTGCCTTTGTCATATTAAAGCCCCCTATTGCTTTGTTATGATTATATCTTAACACCTTTTATTGTTCTTGTCAACACTTTTTTTTAGAAAAAAAATTAAAAATTATCTGGGTTTATTCCTAGTTCTGCCAACTCCTGTTTTGCTTCGTCTATCAGATACCCCATTTCAACAGTATTGACTTTTGTTGTAGAAGCAGGACGAAGCCTGCCCGTTAACCTATTTATTTTATAAGGATACCCACGCTTGATTGCTTTTTCTTTCAAAGCGTCTTTTACATCTTCAATGTCGTTTCCCGTTTCTTTGCATATTTCCGTTACCAACAGATAAAACAAATTGTTCTGCGATCCTTCGCCTGTAGTTCTAGATTTATACGGCTTTTGTAAATCGACTTTCAAATAGCCGTTATAATTTTCTTTTGCTCCTTCCCACAGGTGCAGAATCTGTTGTTTGATTTCTTTACTAGGATAGTGAAGAAGTAAGCCGTTTTCTGTCGGCTGTGCATAACATACTATTTTCATTTATTGCCCCATAATGATTGTTGTATTGCTTTCTTTTCTTCCCTTTCTGCCTGTATAAACATATCTTCATTGATAAGCGGGAATAACCTATCATAAAACCCTTTTACATATTCTTTCTTTAATTCAAAGCCGTATGCCCTTCTTCCCAAGTTTGCAGAAGCAAGAAGCGTTGTTCCAGAGCCTGCACAACAATCAATAACTACATCATCAATATCGGTGTATAAGCTGATAAGTTCTTCAAGCAAAGGCACGGGCTTTTGTGTCGGGTGGATTTTCGGTGTATTTCTATCTTCAATCCATTCACGACAAGTGAAAATCATTTTTCCGTTATTTCTGAATTTCGGCAGTTTATCACGATAGAAAAGAATGGCAATTTCATAGTTTCCAACCGCCCGCATATTTGCCTTCAAAACCTGTGCAGAATAGTTTTTATAAAATATAAAAATCTGATGTTTCATAAAGCCGTATTCTTTCGCATAGTGTATAAGTTCTTCCTGTTGTTCGTATGCACAGAATAAAATCATACACCCTGCTTCACCTTTTTCTTTCGGTTCTTTTTTTACAAGTTTAGAGCAGAAGTGGAAGAATTCAGAAATACGGAAACCCGCCTTTGTATCTGTATCAAAAGCCTGCTTTCCTGCAAGTTCGCTTTCTCCGTTTGCGTTGTCCCCGCCTTTATACCATACAGGGTTTGAACCATACATCTGATTTCCTAATTGATACGGAATATCTGTTAAAATAAGTTGTGCGTGTGGTATATCGTGAGTTTTCCAATTTTGAAAACTGTCATTAAAAAGTGCTATTCTTTCCATTTTGTTTTTCCCCTAGAATAAAGCCCGTTTGAAAATCGTCTGGAACACAGAAGTCGGGTGAGTTTTGGGTCTAACTTCTGCTTTCACATTTTCCGCCACGGGCTAGGGCTTGTCCGTTGTTTTAATCCTGCAAAACTTTCGTCTTGCATTTTATTTTTTCACCCATACGGGCTACTTTCCCATTTTAGATAAAATTGCTTTGAGCTTCTGAACATCTCGCCCCGCAATCGCCTTGTTTGTGAAATCCAACTGTTCGTCACTCATTGTGTTCATTTTTGCTTGAACCTGTTTTATAAGGTTTTCAACTTCTGTATCAGCAGAAGGATTCATTGTTCCGTCAAGTTCGTCATTTTCCACAATCTCAAAACAGTTCTGATACAAATATCTTTTGATATAAGTTTCAACCGCCCCCAAGTTCTGCACTTCGTGGCACCCTTTAAGGCTTGCCGTTGACATAGGGCTTGTAAACTGAATTCTTCCGTCACCTTCCAAATCGCAGAAGTCAAGTGTTGCAAGTTCTGGTGTAAAGTTTACCACGCAACAGAATTTCAATTCGTTTGCAAGTTTGTTTATTTCGGGCAGAATGTCCGACAATTCGTAATATGAATAACCCGCAAACTTATTCTGCCCGCTTTTTTGTATGCCCGCATTTTGAAATCGCAGGCGGGCTTCATTTAATTTTTCAAATACTGTCATTATCTTGCCCCCTTCTTTGCACCTTTCCTGTCTTTCAATATTTGAAGTTCTTTCGGGAAGGTTTTAATTTCAATGAACTTTGACCTAGAAACACCCATTTTTTCGGCTTCCCTGTCAAGCCATTCCAACTGATTAGAACGCAGATACACGGAAAATCTTGCCCCGTCTTTCTGCCCGTTTTTCAAAGTGTTTGCCATTTTCTACCCCCTAGTTCCACGGGAAATCTTCTTTGAAATCTGAATCATTCCCCGCCTTTTCAACAGGCTTTTCAACCTTTTCCAGAATCTGAACAGAATCAGCGTTGATGTAAATACGGCTTTTTTTCTGCCCGTCCTTTTCCCAACGGTCCTGTTTCAAGCGACCCGAAACCCCAACCAACAAACCCTTGCGGATTTTCTGCTTCAAGTTTTCGGCAGGCTTGCCCCAAACTGTAATGTCAAAAAAAGAAGTTTCGTCAACCCATTCTTCGCCCTTCTTTCTGCTTTCATTGTTTGCAATATGCAAAGTCAATTTTGCCGTTCCTGTGGAAACATAACCGAAGTCATTTTCCCCGATTTCCTGTGTAATACGACCTATTACAAACACGCTGTTAATATCTGTCATTTTTTACCCCCTACAACAGAATTAAAGTTATTAAAACAATCAGCACAATGCCGATTAAAATTGCTTCGTAAAGTTCAAGCTTTCTTTCAT